AGATCGTGGCGAAGCAAGGCAACCACGAAGAGCGATGGGAGAAGTGGCTCTTCCAGCACGCCCCGGAGTTGAGCACGTCGCCGATCATGGGCTTAGACAACTGGCTGGCCCTCAAGGATCTCGACATCGACCTAGTGAGCGAGAAGCGGATCATCATGCTTGGCGGTCTCCCGGTGTTGCACGGCCACGAAAAAGGAAACGGGATCAGCTCGCCGGTCAATCAAGCCCGCGGCGCCTACATGCGTCTACACCACACGGTGCTCGAAGGCCACGGCCACAGGACGTCGATACACAGCGAGCCCGACATGATGGGTAAAGAGACGGTCTGCTTCTCGACGGGCTGCCTATGCGACCTGAGACCCGCCTACGCCCCGGTCAACAAGTGGAACCACGGGGCGGCCGTGGTGACCGTCAGAGAGACGGGCGAGTTTGACGTAGAGAATTTCAGGATCTCGAATGGCAAGGTACGGACGTCGTGACCGGCTACCGGCTGACCGATGACGATCTGCAAAAGGCAGAGCACGCGGCGCGAAAGTTCAGTGGGTGCTGGTGGACTGGCACGTCGGGCACGCTAGCCTCGTGGCTGCTGCTGGCCGTTCAAGAAATCAGGAGGACACGATCAATGCGGGCACCAGACGACACGCCGACCAATGCGGCCGAGCATCTGCTCAGGACTGCGATCCACACCATCGGAGCACGCCGTGCTACCTACGGCCCGCCGAAGGAGCACTTCGCCAGGACGGTGGCGGCGATCAACGCGATCTTCTCTCACAAGCTGCGAGAGCCGCTCACCGAAAGCGACTGGGCGATGGTGATGATTCTCGACAAGCTCGCGCGGCATCACGGCCCGTCGAAGAGCGCCGACACGCCGGTCGATCTCGCCGGCTACGCAGCGTGTCTGGCGGAGTGCGAGCAGGGTTGACATACGTCAAGCTACCCGGCCTCTCGCGCTATCAGCCTGGGGCCCCCCCCCCCCCCCTTGCCTAGATTGAAACGCTGCGACGACGAGCTCGCGCGGCGTGGTGGCGGTGCGTGAGAACTGGGCTGGGTCGATGTACGACCGCTCCGCGATCCGCGAGCCCGGCACGTGGCCCAAATGGGCCGTGGCGGCCCCCGGCCTCTGGATCTCCACATCGGTGGCGCTCGCCCTTCTCAACCACTTCCAGGTGCCCGGCCGGATGCCTGCCTTTGCGACAAGCCGTTTGAACTGATCGTCGAAGGTCTCGTGCGATGACAGCCAGGGCGTGGCCAGTGCCCGCGGTGCCACCTCGAGCGAGACCCGCAGGGCCTCGGCTGTCGAAGGGGACAGTTGGCACAGGACGGGTCGGCCGGTCTTGGACTGCACCAGGCCGACGGCACCGTCGGGCCGGATGTCGATCACTGGAAGCCGCCACTGATCGCCCTGTCGGAGGCCCGTGTCCCACGCCAACCTGATCGCCAGATCGAACCACGCCGACCGGCGGAGCCCGGTCCTGTGCCATCGCTGGAGGCCCTGGCAGGCCGTCAGGAGGGCGGATACCTCCTCAATCGTCCAGCAGGTGGGTGCCTTGTACGGGCAGCGTACGGACCGCACGCGGCGCGTGGGCGGCTCGCACAGGCCCTCATCGGCTGCTGCCCGCCAGAGGGCCAGCACTCCGACCTTCTTCGATCGCACTGTCTCGGGCACGACACCGGACGCGGCGTAGTCCCGCAGCCAGGCGGAGACGCTGGCCTCGTCGAGCTCCACGAGCTGCACGGGGTGGCCGGCCCACGTTTCAAACAGCCGGGCCGTGATCTCGTACTGGCGGACGGTCTCCGGCTTAACGTCGCGGAGGAGGTTGTATTGGGCGGCATACGCTGAAAGCGTCTGCGGACCGGATCGGGAGTACATGGAGGCACTTCATGGTGTGCCAGAGGGACCGCCGCCTGCAGCCCCTCTGACGCCCGCCACGCCCCCTCGTGGGGCGGATAGGTACGGCCATCCTCCGGATGACGGGCGACCTGTCAAACACCCCGCAGAACTGGACCTACGGTTCCAGTAGATGCGTCCCACAGTTGGGGTAGCGCATCGGTCTACGGAACCGAAGGTTGCTGGTTCGAGCCCAGCGGGGTGTAGTTCGCCTGCCCAACCGTATGAGGGGGTGCGGGCGAAAGACAAGTTGCATCGTGTACTTGCGTTTCTAAACTCTTGGGCCATGAAGATGCCATTCAAACCAGACCCCAAGAAAACCTACATCTCGACCCGCGAGGCCGCCGACATGTTTGGCTGCACGATGGGCCGGATCCGCCAGCTTGCCTTGGCTGGCGATCTCTGGTGCGGTCATCTCCACGACCGGGCGCTCGTCTACGACATGGACGAGGTCAAGCGGAAGGCCAAGGAAAAGCAGGCCACCGGCCGCCCGCGGAAGCGCGAAGCCTCCTGACAGAATTGGTCAAGGGACCGACTTGCCCTGCCCGATAGAGTTCTAGCCACAACTCTAGAACAGGGGGCAGGATGAAGATTCAATGGGACGAAATTGTGCGGGCGTTGGTGCTGGTACGGCTCGGCCAGGAGCTCGGCACCGACTCGCAGCTTGCCAGGGCCGTATTTCTTGCGGCCGAGGCAGTTCAGTGGGTCGCTAAGTTTTTCCCTGTTGACAAGTTCTAACCACATCCCTAGAACAGCCCGCCAGAGTTTTAACCACATCTCTAACGGAGACAGGCATGGACGCCCATCACGCCGAGTACATCGCCGCAGCTTGCGGCCTTCACGAGCAGACGCCCACCCGCCGGGCTCTTGACTGCCACGCCATTGGCGACCACCTGTCCTTCCGGCTGCACGGCTGGTCGGAGAGTTCTTACGACGACGGCCGGGTGACGGACCACCACGACGGCAAGCTGCTGATCGAGACGGCCACCGACATCGTCGAGGTCGACCCGCGGCCGTGGCCCATCGGCAACGTGCTGCCCTTCTGACTCACAGGACCGGGGGCGGCAGGACGCCGCTGGCCGGAAGGATGGCCGGCGGAGCCGGCACAGCAGGGACGCATTCATTCCAACCCGCCGAGCAGGACGCAGAGCGGGCATATCACAGAAGCGACGGAAACCGAAGGTTTTCAAATACGAAAGGTCATGCAGATGAGTTTCAAGAAGGCATCGAAGTCACAGGCAAAACTAAACGCGTCGATCTTTGGACCCAGCGGGGCCGGGAAGACGTTCACCTCCCTCCGCGTGGCAACAGGGCTGGCCGGCGGCAAGCCGATCGCCGTGATCGACACCGAGCGAGGCTCGGCCAGCAAGTACGCAGACCGATTCACGTTCGACGTACTTGAGCTCGAGGACCAGTCGATCGACGGCTACGTGGCTGCGATCGGCGAGGCCGGCAAGGGTGGGTATGCGGTGCTGATCATCGACAGCCTCTCGCACGGGTGGCAGTCGCTCCTTGAGGAGGTCGAGAAGCTGGCGAAAGCCAAGTACCGCGGGAACACGTGGTCCGCCTGGTCGGAGGGCACGCCCCACCAGCGCCGCCTGGTGCAGGCAATCTTGAACTACCCCGGCCACGTGATCGCCACGATGCGGTCGAAGACCGAATGGACGACCGTTGACAACAACGGCAAGAAGACGCCGCAGCGTGTTGGTCTGGCCCCCGAGCAGGGCAAAGGCATTGAGTACGAGTTCGACCTACTGATCGAGATCTCGACCGACCATATTGCCAACGTGATCAAAGACCGCACGGGCAAGTTCCAGGACAAGCTGATCGACAAGCCCGGCGAAGAGTTTGGCAAGCAGCTCGCGGCGTGGCTATCGGACGGGCTCCCGTCCCCTGTGGCGTCGGCGCCGACGCCTGCAACAACCGACGGGTGTGTCGGTACAGGGGGCGGCCAGCCTGCTCGGCTCGGCTGGCTCGACCGCGTCAATCAGGCCACGACAGTCGAGGAGCTCGGCACGATCGCCGACGAGGCCGACGAGGCCGTGTCCACGGGCGACCTAATCCCGACACAGCGGGCGCGGCTCGACAAGCAGATTGCCATCCGCCACCAGCAGATTGAACCGGAGGCCGTGGCTGATGGCGTGGCATGACTCGTGGACGGCAATGCGGGCAGGGAAGAAGAAACAACAGGAAAGGAAACCGGATGGAATTCGATTACTCGACAGAAGAGCCGCAGCAAGCAGCACAGGTAAGCGGCGATCGCGTGGAGCTGCCCGAAGGCGTCCACGAGCTGCAGATCAAGACGGTGGCCGAGGACCAGGCACAGCTCGTGATTGAGCTCGCCCACGAGGACCGACGCTACTGGTGGGCGAAGGTCTCGCTGAAGAAGGGCCAGGGCTGGGCACGTGTGCTGGTTGCCCAGCTTGCTGGTGCCCTGGCTCTGTCCGAGCAGGACTGGGCCGAGACGCAGATGGACGACCTGACAGGCCGACGCGTCAGGGCCGAGATCCGGCACAAGGCCGGCAACAACGGCCGGCTCTTCGTGAACGTCTGGAAGTTCATGCCGATCGTCGAGCTCGAGCAGGAGGCCGCCGAGGTGGCCAAGCGACCGGCCAGGACGCCGGCCGCGAAGGTCAAGGCCACGGCCCCGGCCATCGGCTCTGACGACATCCCGTTCTGACGGTAGGGCACGTTGCCCTGGTTCGATGGTTCCAAGGAGGGAATTTTATGTCCGCAAGATTC